GCATAGATTGTTATGTGGGGATTCTACTAAAGAGGAAGATGTAAATAAACTAATGAATGGTCAAAAAGCTGATATTTGTTTTACATCACCGCCATACAATATAGGAGATAATATTAGAGGTCATTTTTATATAAATGATAATGATGATAAAACACAAAATGAATATACAAAATTCTTAAATGATTTTACTTTATTAGCATTAAAATACTCTAATTATGTTTTTGTAAATATACAGATGTTAGAGAATAATAAAATTTCCATAATTGATTATCAATATTTATTTAAGAAACATATTAAAGATATTCTTATTTGGAACAAAAAACAATATCCGCCACATATAAATAAAGGCACATTTGGTTGTAAATGGGAATATGTTGTTGTTTTAGTAAATGATGGTAAAAGTCGTTCTTTTCCTTGTAAATGGCAAGGTAAATATCCCAATGTCATAGAAACAGAATCTAATTCTACAAATGAATTTGCGAATAAACATAAGGCTGGTTTTCCCGTTTCATTCCCATTATGGATAATAGAAAAGATGGATTTCTCAATGTCGGTTTATGATTGTTTTATGGGAACTGGCACAACTTTAATAGCTTGTGAAAAATTAGATAGAATATGCTATGGTATAGAATTAGATCCCATATATTGCGATGTAATAGTTAAGCGATGGGAACAATGGACAGGAGAAAAAGCAACAAAATGAAATCTGACAAAAATAAGGCAATTATGTCTAAAAAAAGTAATGGTGCTGGTAGACCTAGAATACTCATTGATCCAAAAATTATAGCAAATTTAGCACAGATAGGTTGCACACAGGAAGAAATAGGAAGTGTTGTAGGAATATCTGCT